GACAGAAAATCTTTCAGCTTGAATATGCCAAATTTTCTGAAACGTAATCACTTGATACGAATCAAAAAATTAAACAATATTCAATTCTGAAATCTTTTTGTCTCACTACGAGCCAATTTAGTGATAAGTCTCACCGAAAATGAGAGTAAATTCTCACGAAAGCGAGAGTAAATTCTCACGAAAGTGAGAGTAAGTCACTTTGCACCTTGAATATTAGCGTGTTTATCCTGCTTTATCAACTTTTTATAAACACAATCTTATATGTTAAAGATAGAATCTACCGAATAATTAACCGCTGCGAACTCCTGTCCGGATGTCCAGGAGTTCTTGTTTTCGGGGAAGGGGTGTATTTGAAAACCTTTCCTTTTGAGCATTGATTCCAGTTCCGGGTGGCGGGTGTGTACAAACATTATTTTGAATTTATCGCTTTTTTTGATGATTGCATCAACAAGGTTTTCAAGGTAGCTGACAGTGATCTCTCTGGTTGAATAGAGTTTTGTGTCTGTGTTGATGTAGGGGGGATCAAGAAAGACAAAAGCCTTATCAGTGTCTTTTGCTTTCTGAAGGCTGTTTATGAAATCAATTGCATCCTTATTCATTACTATAATATTTTCATGTATTAGAAGCGCTTCCAGTGTCTCAAGGAGGTTCCTTTTGTGATTGTTGCCCAGACCATTATTCATTAGTGTCCGGAACGAGAAATAGCGGACATAGAGCCATTTATACACATCTTCCATTGTTGGCTCAACTTCATCATCTATGGCCTGATTGATATCGTCTTTATACTCCAGGAAATCAACCTCAAACGGCACTGTTTTTTCAACCATATCAATAAGCTGCTGACGTGTTCTTTCTGTCAACATATAGCCGTATAATGAATGCAAAAAGTGGTTCTTATCATTGATATGTACGCTTCTGAATTTATATCCATCCTGCAGCATACATTCAAGCATTCCCAGCCCGCCACAGAAACTATCTATATAGTAGCTGACCTCTGCCGGCAGATATTCTTTAAGAGTACCATACAATCTACTTTTGTTGCCATCATATCTGATTCCTGCCATACTTCCTCCTCAAATATTAATTGTTGTTATAAATCCTTTACTCGTGAAGCTATAGGTAGTCTTTTTGACAAGATATTCCACGTTTAGAGCCTCTTTCCTGAAGCCTGAAAGCCTGACTTTCGAACCGGCATAAATATCGGTTCGCCCTGGGAGAGAGATTGATCCGGATTTGTGGGTCTGCCTGAGTTTCAAAAGCTTTCTTTTAGCATTTCCAAGCGCAAACCATTTGTTAGGATAGGTGCCCGAAAGCTTAAAACAAGGCTCTCCGGAGCCAGCCGACACTTTGAATTCAGCGTTTTTCTTACGGTCTCTATAGACCGCTGAAACGCTCTTATATTCCTTTCCGGTAAGTTTTATACTTCCGGATGTGATTTCCTTCTCCTCTATATCAATGATGGTATCAGCCTCATCAATGAATATTACAGTATTGTTTTTAATGCTGAATATGGCTCCGTATTGACGAGCCAGTCGGTTTAAAAAACTGAGGTCACTTTCTTCTTTCTGGCCTATATATATAATTGGTATAGAATCAAAGGTGTATTTTATCCCAAGATTGTTCTCTTCTGCGACCTTTGAGACAATACCCTCCAGAGACGTATTTTCAAAGGAGCGGCGTTTTACCTGTTTTATCTTTCCATGAAGGTTTGCAGCCTTTCCGGAGATAGTGAGAACTGGTTCTTTTAGGCTTATCTCTACATCAGAAACAATAAAACTCCCAATATAAGAGTTTACATCGTCCCATCCGAGAAAGATTTTCAATTCGACATCTTCAGGAATCTCAATATCAGAAAGGCGCATAGTGAAAGAATCGCTTCTATCTTCAAGCTCATCCGTGATTGACAAGCTGATTAAATGCTGGCTGATCTGTGCTGTAATATCTTTATCATTTGATAGAATTTCGAAAGTAGGTCTTAATCCCATAACCTTTTCTCACTAACTCTCATTATTGCAACAGGAAACCGAATTGTAATCCCTGCGGGAAAGGTCTCATATTGAGCAAGTCCCGGATTGGCATCAAGCACCTGAGGAACCATAATATTGAGAAACTCTTCTGGGCTCATTTTTGACCGCCTGATTTCTTTCGCATAGTATTTGGCGCATATTTGATCCAGGCGGTCATTTTCTTTTGTTCTAAAGATATTATTCAACATATTCAGCAAGCTCCATTGTGAATGAATTTATAAGTTCTTGCCCATCTTCCAGAAAGCTACTCTTGCTAAAGCTTACTCCTTTGATGATGAATTCTCCTAAATAATCGCCTGTTCCAGAGGTCATTATAAGCGGTTCCTGGGCGAGTGCCAGGTCAGCAAGACTGTTTTCCATCCCTGCGCCGGCATGATAAGGATAAACTGTCCCAGAAATGGAAATAGAGACTTTAGGCTCTTTCGATGCCTGGTAAAAAGTATAGTTCCCGATTCTATCCTGCTTGGAAAACCCGCATGAAATACGTTTCATAAAGCTTTGATATGCAATATCTGATATCTCAAATTTGAAATCATTAAGCGCCATAAGCATCTGCGAAGTCTCCATTTCCATTCATTAGATTATTAAAAATATTCCTGATTTTATTCTCAAGTTCTGCCTCATCACCATTTGCTGTGTATACATTGATATTGTCTATGTGAATACTGTTTCCTGCACTCTGAGCGCTACTCTCTGCTGACTTCATCTGCACGGATGCGGAACTTTCGAAGGAAACAGCCGGCTTTGCTGACTGCAGTGTGTCGGATAGTGTTTTCCTGAAATCATTCCGCCCTGTTTTTACACCTTCACCAAGTGTTGATATTATCCGGGATCCGGAGAGAGTCAAATCTGAAAAAGGCCCTTCTTTTGCATCGCTGAACGGCAGCAGTTTTCTAACCTTGCCGAACACATCTTTTACATTATTTACTAGTTCTCCCGCTTTCCGTTTTATGCCGTCAATCAATGTGCCTATTATCTGTGAACCGCTCTGGCTCCAATCAATAGACCTGAAAAAAGAGATAACCTTTGAGAAGGCTTTAAACATCAGAACAACCGGGTTGAAATTGATCAAAATCCCAATTACCTTTCCGAGAACAGTACCGACAGTCATACCGAAGCCTTTTGCCTCTTCTCCACCCTCTTTTACAGGTGAAAGAATGTTGCCGAACCATCCAAAAATTGTTTGCAGACCGTCAATAACCGGAGAAAACAGAGGTTTTAATGGTTTGAAAGCGTCTATAATGGCTGAAAATGCAGGTTTAACAGCAGTTTTCAATCCATCCCAGAATCCAAGAAAGTAGTTTGAAATCGGAGTCCAGTACTTATAAAGAAGCACGCCGGCTCCAATAATTGCAGCTATACCACCTATAATCCAGCCGATAGGCGTTGCCATAAGTACCGCTCCAAATGCAGCAGTGGCTCCGCTCATCAGGCCCATTGCGCTGCTGTATATTGCGCTTCCTGCTGCCATTATCTTTTGCGTTCCAGAGAACGCTATTATTTTAATTTTCGCCAGGCTTGCACCCAGACTGATTTTAGTAAACCCTGATTTCAGAATCCCAAACGTATCTATAATGTGGCTTGATGCATACTTTGTTGTAAGAATAGCCAGGCGCAACCCGACAAAAGCAACTGTTGCACCGATTACAACCTTTGTCAGACCTGGGTGTTTTTCAGCAAAAACAGAAATCCATTCGGTAACAGTTCCGAATGTATCTGCAAGGCTGTTCAAGGTAGGTAGTAGAGCACTACCTATTTTAATTGATAGTCGGTTAAACCTGTTTTTCAGAATGACAAGGTTATTCGCGGTTGTCTTCGATCGTGCGTCATATTCTCCCTGCATGGAGCCAAGATATTTTGTCTCTTTTCCTACATTGTCAAGAGCTTCTTCGTATTTATCGAGGTTGGAAACTATCTTAGTCACATCATCTGAATACTCCATTCCGAAAAGTTCGGAAAGTGTATTCATAGGATCCTTTGCATTTTTTACAGTTTTCAGGAACTCCAGGAGAGCGCCCTGGGCATCGTCTTTGATTGCTGTTTTCAATTCCGTTGCAGTCCATCCGATTGAGTGAAGAGCGTTTTGGAACTTCTTTCCCTGTGTATCTGCTGTCTTCATCTTCAGGAACATTGCATTCATTGCGGTTCCTGCCACCTCCGGAGGCGTTTTCAGTTCAAGAAATGTTGCAGCAAGAGCGGATGTCTGTTGTCCGGAGAGGCCGAACATTTGTGCCATAGAGCCAGCCCTGTTTGTGATTTTAACAATATCTCTTGCTGTAGCATCCATGTTGTTTGAAAGGTGGTTGATACTGTCTCCAAGCGTGACAACTTCTTTCTGGTTGAGCTTGTATATTGATCTGAGTCCGGTCATTGTGGAGCCGGCCTCTTTTCCCTCCATGTCGAAAGCAATAGCCATTTTTGCGGCATCTTCACCGAATGTTAGGAGCTCTTTCCTCGCAATTCCGGCTTGACCGGCTGCTGCTATAATATCGCCGATCTGGGATGCAGCAAGAGGTAACTTCTTTTCTGTTGTCAGTTCCAGGATACCTTTTCCCATCTCTTCAAACTGCTTCGGAGTTTCAAAATTGACAACTTTTCTTACATCCGCCATAGTGCTTTCAAAATTGATCGCTGCTTTTGTGGGAATGATGAAAGCAGCTCCGAGGGCAACAGTTTTAAAAATGCGCCCCTGGAGCTCTTTGCGGTACTCTTTATTTGAAGCAAGCTTGAATAACCGTTTTTGCTCATTTGATGCCTGCTTAATCGCTTTTCCCAGTTTAACGGATTTTGTAGCAGCATTATCAACTGTAACGCCAAACTGTTTTGCCTGTGTTTTTACCGATGCAAGCTCTGAGTTCAGCTCGTGCCACCTTTCCGTCAGTTTTCTACTGCGGCCCAAGCGGTTTTGAAGACTCTCAACCGCTTTCATTCTCTTTTTGACATTGATTATATTGTCGGCCCACGTTTTTCCTATCTGAGCTTTTGCTGCTTTCTGTCGGGTAGCCTCCACCTTCTTATCAAACGTGGAAAGAGTTTTTCCCAGAGTGCTGTCAAGAGCAGCTCCTATTTCAATTCCAAAACTCAGATCACTCATATTATACCCTCATCAAAGAAGCAATCATATTTTCAAGTCGTTCCTGCTTTATTTTGAAGAGCTCTTTAGCCCTGTAATAGAAACCTAAAAACTCCTCAAAATCCATGCTTCCCATTTCTGACGGTTGAAAATGAAGTACATGCCCGACAATAGCCATCATATCACCTATCTCTGTTTCCCACTCTTTTTTTCCAAAAAACCGGAGAGCACCTCTTGCAGCTGCGCATAATCGGACAGATCCAGTTCATTAACCACTGCCGGATCCACATCACAGAGATTTGCAATAAGTGTGGTTTCCTCATCTTCTTTACTGTTACTAGATTTTGCAGCAACTTTCATATCTTTTACTTTCGGTCTTCTCATTGACAGAGAAGCAAAATTTTCTTTCTCTACGACTACCGGATACTCCAGATTGATCTTTTTTACAGTCATACTTTGTCTCCCTTATAAAAGTTAAATTTACTGACCTATCGCATCTCTTACATCTGCATTCATATCAGTTCCGCCGATCATGACAATATTGTTTATCTTGTCAATAAGATAAATCGGAAGCGCATTTACGGTGAGTGAATAGTATGAAAGATTCAAGCTGAATTTGGATGCAATTTTTTCACCTTTTTTAGTGGTTGTCTCCACCTCTTTCACAATACCTGTCATTACAGCTATAACAGGCTTGATTTCACCACCGTCATCAATTGCACCTCTGAACGTGAGTGCAATTGCCTTGTTGTGAGTGAGCCCGAAAAGAATCATGGTCTCTGGATCAATTCCGGCCATAGTGAAATCAGTTTCAAGTTTGTCAATGCCTGTTGGAATTTCAATCGGCCCGGCCATGCCTCCGCCGTTGTGATCTGCCGTCACTGTGGTCACCTTCGGCAGGGTAACCTCATCGACAAGGCCAGCTTTTCCGATCCCGCCCACAAAGAGATTCATATCCCTCAGGACTTCTCCTGTATAGTTTCCCAGCATAGTTTACTCCTATCTAAAAAGGTTTGTAATATACTTGTCTGTAAGGCTACTCTTGAAAACGATATGCTCTGCCGGATAGACAGGAGTGAAATCAAAATCAAAAGTAGCAATTCCCTGCTGAATCTGATCTGGTGTATTTGCATCCGGATCAACCCAGCACTCACCACCGAGGATAGCTCCACGGCCCTGCAGATCTCTCAAATACCTGTTGACACCCTCTTTCACATCCTCCATATAGTTTTTTGTGATTCCTCTGTCTACTGCCCAGAGATGGCTTGCAAGAAGTGCCTCATGAATCATGTCTGCTGTTCTCCGGACGTTAAGAAATGCCCATTTTGCATCTGTTGTCAGGCTTTTGTTTCCCCAGAGCCGATAGCCTGATTCATGTACAATTGTTGCAACCTTGCTTTCATTCAGAACATTAGCGCTGCAGTTTGGATCAGAAATGCCGAAATCAACCGCTCTGGAAGTTCCGACAATGCCGTCAATAGTCTGGTTCGAAGGACTGAACCAGAAGCCCTTCTCCTCATCTGTTTTTGCAATCAACCCGGCCACAAACGGACTTCCTGCCAATACAACATCACCACTCTCACTGAACACCTTGACGTGGGGATCCACTAGATACATCCTGTCACTGTCAAAATTTCCCGCATAGGTGATTGCTGCAGTATCAGTCGTATTCGGTCCGTCAACAATTGCAACAGCTCTTAGCTTGCCTGCAATGCTGACCATCTCTGTAGCAACAGCCTGAACATCCGAAAACTGAGCGACAACAATTTTAGGTGATACATGACAAACACTTTTTGCTTCCAGGAGAGCAGAAAGTCCGGTTCTTGCTCCGGTTCCGGAATCCACACCACCTATAATGTTTGTCTGCGTTCCCGCATCATCAGCACCCTCTTCAACTCTAATCACTACTACAAGAGAGTTGATCTGTTTGAAAATTCCTGAAAGCGCTTGCGGTAGATAACCGGTAGCGCCGATTCCCTGCATGTCTGTGTCCTTTTTTAAAAGCACGGGAGTATTAAGCGGGAACTTTGCATCATCCGCTTCCGGAGCGGTTCCCACGACTCCGATCACACTGGAACGCACAGCCTTAATCGGCCTTACGCCATTTTCAACTTCTACAATCTCAATGCCGTGTAAATATGGCATGTTCACCTCCTATAAAAATATATGTCCTTTAATTTGTCCGATCTCTTCACTATTTTTCAGTGTTTTAAGGTATCCTGCTGCAGCCTGTCCCAATATCATTTCTGCTGTCCACTGCTGCGTTGCCAGTGCTGCGGAAAGGTTGTATGTCACATTGACATTTTCTGTACTTTCGATTTTAAGCACCATCTGCACAACATCATCGACAATAACACCTGAAGAGGCTGTCTCCGGAACATATGTGTCCGGATGTTTCGCAATTGCAATCAGATTCCCGGAATCATCAAACAGCCCAAC